TCATAATAGCACGGGCCAAGGCCATTTGTACTATTGTCGATCCGAACAGTGCTAAAAATCCTGCACCTAATGCTGCATACGTCCACGGGCTGGTAAACATTTCAGATAATATTGCTTTGAATGCTGGAGCGACTAATTCTCCTAACTTTTTAAAAGCAAAATTCAATGCGGCAGCAACTCCTCCAGGACCGTTGAGTATGGCTACAAACTGTTCTAAAAATCTAGTAAGAGCAGGTATTACTTTTTGAATGTTATCAGCAACTAATTTAAACACTGGCATTAATGCCTTTAACAGTTGTTCTCGTAGGGCCATTAATTGTTTGTCAAGATTTAACATGTTTTTACTTGTGTCTTTTAATGCTTTGCCTTGAGCAACTTGGGCGGCGGCCGCTTCTTGACCAAATTTGTCAAGTCCTATCATAGTGGACGCGGCTAGGCCAGTTTTGCTATTTAGATTTAACATTTGTCCAGTAGTGACACCGGTTGTTTCCATCAATTTACCCATTCTTATGGACTCTTCTCTAATAACTTTATTGGCTTCTTCTTGAGATACTGTGCCTTTCCTTAATTGCATTGACAGTTTCACCAATGCAGGAGAATTCCTTGCTATGTCCATGGCCAAGTCATTGCTGGCACTAGGTACACCGTTGTTCAGCATTAAATCGGCCATAGCGTCTGCATAATCTTTGCCTACCTCAGGAACCTTACTCAGTGCTGCCATGAACGATTGTGTTTCTTTTCCCATTGAGCCGAGTTGTCGATAAAATAATTTTAATCGCTTATCCGACATTTGTTCAGCCAACGCTTTTTGGGCTTCTTGGCGAGTCATACCATGCACACGGGACAGCATATCTAACTGTAACAAATGTTCTTTAGTGCTTTCATTTAATTCATTCTGGTTCATGTTTTGAGCACGACCAAGACGAGTCTGCATTGCAAGATACCCTGCGGTCAAGTCAGCAGTTTCTTCCATGCTGAATCCTAATCTTGCTAAACCTTGTTGAAATGGTCCTTGTAGACTTTTGTTAACCGCAGTAAAAATTTTAGCACCAGCAGTGGTATTTCCACCTAGTTGTGCCAGTGCTGAACTGTTTTCAGTAATGGCTTTTACAAACACTTCTAATGGCAACCCGGCACGAGCAGCCATGTCTCTCATAGTGTTAATACCACTGCCAAAATCTGCACCAACTGTACTTAATTTCCTGAACATGTCTATCTGTTCCTGCATGGCTTTGCCCACAGCACCAATAATTGGCCCAATTATTGGGATGCCGCTAAGTGCATCAGTAAAATCAGTAACTTTAGGTGTTGCAGAACTGAACGCAAAGTTAAGAGTTTTGCCTATGACATTCCCAATGCTGTTTAAGACGCCGACTACGTCTCTAAGACCATCCATGAATTTTTTTCGTTTTTCTTTTTCTTCTTCTATGCGTTTGTTAAGTTGATCTCTGCGTTCTATTTCCTCGGCTATGGATTTTCGATTTTTGTTATTTTGTTCAAGATTTTTTTGTTGTTCTTTAGTTGTACGTTTTAGTGCTTCTTCATATGCTCTTTGTATTTTGGCTGCTTCACTTTTATTTGAATTAGTGGCCAAAGTGGCTTGAAGCAACGCATACAGTGTTGCTTCAGTTGCGGCATTTTCTAACAAAATCGGTTGCCCGCCTAATTCACCAGTGACTTCAGCCATAATAATTTTTCACCCAAAATATGCGCATATAAATACTATGCGCTATTTTATTTATCGGAGTTAAAAATCGTGGAAAATATCAGACAAAATCCTTTGCACAAGTATTTTAGACAACCTAAAATATATCTTAGATTGCCTAGTTCAGGAAATTTCTATCCTGAAGGAGCATTGGAGAAAACAGAAAACGGAGAATACCCTGTGTACTCTATGACTGCAAAAGATGAAATTGTAATGAAAACACCTGATGCGTTAATGAACGGTCAGGCAACTGTAGATATAATCCAAAGTTGTATACCCAATATTAAAGATGCTTGGAAAGTTCCTAGCATTGATCTTGATGCTATACTGGTAGCAATACGTATTGCTACCTACGGAGAGATGTTGGATGTCAATGCCATGATTCCAGGCTTAGACGAAGAGCGCACCTACGAAACTGATTTAAGATTAGTATTGGATAAACTGATTAATTCTACATTTGACACTGTTTGTAAAATCGATGATACGTTTGAAGTTAGAATACGTCCGTTAAACTATGCAGAGTTTACTAAAAATTCTACTCGTAGTTTAGAAGAGCAACGTATAATTCAAATTGTTAACGATGACAAGTTAGACGATGCAGACAAACTTGAAAAGTTTGCTGTGAGTTTTAGAAAATTAACAGAAATTACTATCAACATGGTGAGTTCCGGTATTATGTCTGTGATTACACCCGAAGGTACAGTAGATGATCCTGCGTTTATTCAAGAATTTGTCAACAATGCAGACAAAGATATACTAAAAAGTATCATTGCGCACTTAGACGAGCAAAAAAAGAAATTCAACATTGAACCTTTTAAAGTACGTTCTTCTCCAGAAGAAATCGAAAAGGGTGCGGCAGCAGAATTTGAAGTACCTATTACATTGGACAGTTCAAATTTTTTCGCGTAAGGCTCCTTAGCCTTAGTCTGAATGAAGCACTAGACATGATTAAGGGGCTTGATAATCAAGTTAAAGAAATCAAAAACGAGATATTCAGGCTGTGTTGGTACATGCGCGGTAGTGTGACCATTGATGAAGGGTTTGCCTTGACATATGATGACAGAGTCATCATCTCAGACATCATTAAAGACAATTTAGAAACTACTAAAAAAACACAGATGCCGTTCTTTTAAACGGCCACTGCTACTCGTCTACGGCCTCGTCGCGGCGCAGAAACTTTAACGCTGGATTGAGGAGCAGGTGCAGCCGCTGGTTTTGGATTAGCCATTTGATTCTGTGCATTAGCCGCTGCCGCTTTCTGTTTTTCAGCCCTTATCTGTGCAGGTGTTTGTGCAACAGGTGTTGATGGCGCAGGATTGGCTTTCATTTGTGCCTGTGCCGCATTTGCAGCCTGTGCTTGTTTAGTTGCACGAATTTGTGCAGGAGTCATATTGCTGGTATTAACAGGTGCAGTAGTTGTTGCGGCAGTTTTAGAGGCCGCGGCAGGATTTTGCAATGCTGTTTGCGCAGCCAAAACAATCTTCTTAAGATCTTTCTTATTCATCTGCGGAATAACTTGTAACAATGCAGGAATATTAAATGGCTGATTTGACGGATTTGTAGGTGTTTGTGTATTAGGTGCTTGTGCGCCAGGAGTTGACTGTTGTGCTTGATTAGGCTGAGTTGACTGTGGTGCAGTCTGTGTCGCAGTATTACCACCAGCACCTGCTGTGGAGGCTACAGCGCCTCCAGCACCACCAGAACCTTTAATATATTCTTGTGCAGTTTTATTAAGAATAGCAAACACTGAATCTTTGTCAGCACTGCCAGTGAGGTTAGGCGGTACATTTTGTGTAGGAATGCCGTTCTTCAACATAAAGTCTTTGAGATCACCGAGTGTTGCTTCGGCTTCAGGACGACCAGCAGTTCTCAAATATCTTTGATATTCTTTATAATAACGATTAGCAAATTGTCCAACATCTGCTTTACTGTCTAATTGCCCAGCCCATGTCTTTAATCCAGCGGCACTTAATGCGGCTGCACCAATACGCTTCGCGGCTTGTCCTAGCATACCAGCAGGCCCTTCAGCAATCTGTTTATTTTCAGAAAGAATTTCTATCGCTTTCATTCACTTCTATCCTTAAGATACAATATTTAGTATCAATATAGATGAACTACGTTCATCTGTTCTTCGCTTGCGCTCGAACTATTCGACTTCTTTTATTAATTATAGGAATTTATTAAGTGCGAAGCACATTAAATATTATCTAGATTGTGTAGTCACACTTCGCCCTGGCGGGCAAAGTTATTTTGAACATTATCTGAGTTGAGCAGTTCACTTAGCGTTGGCACTATAGTATTTCTACTTGCTTAGGCGGTCATCCGGTACCTAATCGTGCTGTCTTATATGACGGCGGTATACAAACATACGCTAACATGCGTGTATACGTGGGGCGTATTTCCCCTCTTTTAGCCTTTTATAATTGTCTTAAACAGCAAAACCGGTTGTATGTAGGCATATCCGATCTACGTCCTGTTAAGGATAGTTGCTGAGTACTGTTGCGGCACAGATTTCCGTCCCTGAGACCCGAGGTCCAGTTGTTCTTAGACACTTGATATAAGCCAGTGCAAGCCAAAAACCGCTTTATTTTGCCTTAGATTGTTCTAACAGCCGTTGCCTAAGTATGTTTGAACCGCCTACTCTAACGTTGATAATACCGTTATAGTAGTCATCGCTTTCCAGTACTCTGCGTTCAAACTGTTCTCTTGCCTCCAGATATGACATTTCTGCCTTGGACATGCAAAGATATAGTATTTCTCTTGTGAAATTTTCCGGACCTAGTGCTTGGACATCTGCATTGAGCCTATCAGATGAACCATAGTAGTCGCGCCAATCGCTTTCTACTACACTTCTTCTTTTAAGTTTTTTGCCTTTGAGTGGTGGTTTGGTGCGTTTAAACTGTGCTAGTTTTTTGCCTATGTATTTTTGTCCGGTTTGTAGATTCGTAATAAGATACACAAAGCCAATATAGCCTTCTGGAATCTCTTCTACAGGTTGATTTTGATACGTCCACAGCACAATGTTAATTAGTGTTTGTGTCGTCCTTAGCCTGTTCTTTTTGGCGTTGCCTGTCTATTTTTCGTTGCCTGCGTTCGCTGGGTTCTGTGGGCTCAATACCCAACATAGGATTCCCGTGCATTTTAATTCTTGTTTCTTGTATTTCTCTGCGCCTGTGTTTAATTAGTGGTGAAATGTCGTTGAGAGCCGCACGAGCATCTCTGGCACTTTGAATATATCCAAAGTTTTCAAATTTCTCGTTGGCTGTACAGTATCTAATAAATGCCTTGACAATTTTGTCATGCAAACTATCTTCTATTTCGTCACTCATGAATTTCTATGTCGTTGCTATAACTAGTAAAACCGTTTTCTTTAATAACTCTTAATACATTGTTTACTCTACCAATCAATTCATCTCTGTGACTGATCAAGTAAATGTTTTTATGTCGTTCACGACCCATCTTTTTCAATATACCTAGACTGCCTTCAACACCGGCAGCATCCATTCCACTGTCGATAAGTTCGTCAATGAATAACAAGTTAATATTTTGATATAAACTTTCCCATACATCACGGAAACTCCATGACAATCCAAGTATTAGTCTATTACGTTCACCACGACTCAAATTATCAAAGTCTAGATCCTGGCCCAACTGTGTAATTTCAACACTCAAGTCGTTTTGGAATACTACGCTGTGCGGAAGACCGACCTTGTCAAGATAGTAGGTTAATCTGTTGTTAAGATAAGCAAGATTCTGATCAATGATTTTCTTACGAATAAACGAATCTTTGTTAGTCAACAGTTTTAATAAAAATTCTTGATGGTCTTTCATCAAAGTTAAACTATTAACGGAGTCCCACGAAACATCTTGCAGTGCAGTATTCTCTAAATCTTCTATTTGTTCTTGATAGGTATCAAGTTCATTGCGTTTATTTTCTAACTGAGTACCTAGATTTTCTAAATTACTGCGATGGTTGTATGCTTCGTCCAATGTGTCATAGAAAGACACAGGGCGCCCGTTGATATCTCCAATACCATCCAGTTCTTTTATTACAACTTCTAATTTTCCAGCAACATCGGACATGTATATATCTGCTTCAAGTAAATTCTTTTCAGCAGACTTAATCATTTCTTCATGCTTGTGGTCGTGCAGGTCTTGCTCACAGGCAGGGCATTTGTTATCTGCTAATTTTGTAATTTCTTTTTCATATTTTTTAACAGTCTTATCTGCCTGCATCAGCGCAGTTTCTAAAGTAGCACGTTCTTTGTTAAGACTTTTAATTTTAGCCGCGTGGTCGTCATAGGTTTTTAAAAGAGCATGTTGATTAATTTCATGCTCAATGTCTACACCAGCAAGTTCGTCGATGGCTTTTTGAATTTTTGTAATATCTGTTTCTTTATTTTTCTGCCATGCACTTTGCTTCAACTTTAAACTGTTGATACTTTCCTGAATTCTATCATTGCTTTTCTTTACAGCATCGATTTTAGCACTTTCTTGTAGAATGTCGTCTTTGCTGATTCTAATCTGTTCCTTGAGCATTTCTGCTTTTTCACTGAGCAGAGTAATGCCTAGTAGTTGTTCAATGATGGCACGTTGGTCATTGGCCTTCATTGAAAGAAACGGTTCAGTATAGGTGTTTAAGGCAACAATGTGTTTGAACATGTCGTGACTCATACCAAACAGTTCGTCGATGTCTTTTTGTGTTTCTCTACTATCGCCCTGTCCTTCATCGTCGACATCTTGATCGTCAATTACTTGATCGTCGATATAGAATTTAAGCACATTTGGCTTACGTCCACGTTCGATGCGATAAAGTTTTCCATCTTTTTCAAATTCAACAGTGACCAACATGTTTTTACCGTTGATCTTATTGATCAAATTGTCTTTTTTAATGTTTGTAAGTGCTTGGCCAAACAATGCATAACTCAGCGCATTGACAATAGTGGTCTTGCCAGTGCCGTTACGACTTCCGCTGTCATCTCCGCCCTGGTCTAGATTCTCACCCAGCACTAACGTCAACTGCTCTGTGCAGAAATTAACCGCTTGTGTGGCATTTCCCACACTCATGAAGTTTTTTACAGTTAAATCTTTTAATTTTATCATCTGTTATAGGTTATTATAGATTGCAAGCAACACTTTGGAATCGTAGTTGTCGCTTTGAATGTTGGCGATTTGATTGCTGACAATTTGATCCACACTTTCAAAATGTTCAACATCGATGTCGTTGTTGATTTCCACTTCCTTCTTTTCAGGAATAAGTGTAAGTTCACGCAGATCACCGTTTGCTAAAAATGTTTCTTTGATGTAACTGGCTTCTTCGTAACTGATGTCAATGTCGATGCCTACTCTTAGATAAGTTTTGCTTTTGATAAGGTCATCGCCTTCGTCGATTAGTTGACTCAGTTTGACAGTTTTAAACTTAGGTGCATCGGGCCAAACTTTATACTGCGGCTTTCCACCGTGTTCTAAAATCATCATACCACGGTCATCGTCCCATGCATCTGCATAGTTATGTGGAAATGCATTACCAATGTAAACAATGTTCTGCTTGGCTTGACGTTTGTGAAAGTGTCCGCTGAATACATACTCGGGATTTTTAAAGTTACTGGCCTGTAGTTCGCCGTGATCTGGCATCTGTACCATGGCGTTCATCATAAACAATGGAAGTTCAAAGTGTCCAAAAACATATCGACTCTTTAACTTCTCCATCTTTTTCCATTCTTCGCCTATTAACCAAGGCACCATAGTTGTATCTCCTATGGTGGTAATCTCATTTACAATGGTAACTCCGGGAATGTGACGTCCCCAGTCTACCGAATGTACATCACGCTTGTCTTTGTAATACAAGTCGTGATTACCTGGAAAGAAATAGAACTGATCAAAGGCTTTGCCTAGTTTTTCCAATGCTTTAACACTGGAAACCATAGTTAGCATGTTGAGACTGTTACGATTATGATGCCAATCGCCTAGGAAGATGCCAGTGTCACAGCCATCTTTCTTTGCTTCAGCAATGAACCAGTCTACAAAATCTTCGCAGTCTTGATTATGTGTGGAACTATTTGATTTTAACCCAAAATGGATATCTGTAAAGGCAGCAATTTTTTTAAACATAAGTCCTAGTAGTGTAGCAAAAATTTAAAGTAATGTCAATCCTCAGCGGGTGTTTCGACTGAAGCATCGACTTCTCGTTTCATAGCATTTGAATATTCGTGGTTAACCATTCTAGTATTACTAGGGTTCATGCCGTTCATTTCAAGGATGTCGTCTCGGATGTTTTGCATTTTCTTTTCAATATTGATGACACGCACGAACGAGTTAGTAACTGCGGCGGTAAAATATGCAAACGGGTTATCACTTTTTGACTCATCGAATTGTAATCCAATTTGTGTAAGTTGAAGAATTGCCTGACCTTTCATTTCTTCATTGTAAGTATATCCGCGGACGTTGCCTCGAGTAGCGTAACGTTCACAAAGTTTAATATACATACGGGCCAACGTGTTGGTGATCTGTCCGTGCTCTTTGCTGAACTTACCAGTTTTTACACCACCTGTCCAGTGACTTTTACCTACACATTCTAAGTTATCGTTTTCGTCAAACTTCCAATGTTGGAATGCCGGAAAGTTTACCTTTGCCTTGGCATCTGCCGCACTTTTAACACTCTTTTTTCTTCCTGGTTCGTCAGGAATATGCTCGTAGGTCATGATCCTAAAAACTACATCTGTTTTCTCGATCTTTTTATAATCGACTTCGAACTCTGCAAGTTTGACCTTTGGGTCAACAGCCTTGGCTGCTTCAAAGGCCTGCTGGGACAAACGCTTTGCTCGAACACGTTTGGCTTCTGCCACTGTGCGTATGTTGATTTTTTCAATACTTGGCAAGATTAAATCGTATTGATGGTATTCTTGTTTAGTAAAACTTGAATACGAATTTTTACTTTTGTGTATTTCTGCCAATAAATCTTTGTTGTTTAAGTAGTTAACTTTTTTCATTTTTATTGTGGAACTCCTCTATGCTATAATAAACTCAGTAGATAATAAAGTCAATAAATATATGTAACGGAGATAGCCAAACATGACACAGGGTATTAATAAATTTTTAGAAGGTGCTGATAATTTCGGTACCAGCATCGGCGGCAACCTGGGCGGTCTTGTTAAGTCGGGGGTAGGACTTGTACAAGGAGCCAGAAAGTTATTTGGCGCCCCAGGCAGTAGCACAGTGGCTCCAGGTGCAGAAGGAGACGGTGTCTACGGTCAAGGTCAAGCCAAATTTGTATCAAATGGTCCTAAAGACTGGCGGGTACGATTAAGTTTACCCCCAATAGACAGTTTATTTGATCTTCAACTAGGTGGACAAAGTTATGGAACTTACCAAGGTCCTATATTAGGTCCGCTTATAAACAGTAACGGCTTTATTTTTCCTTATACACCTTCAGTAACTTTAACACATTCAGCAAACTATTCTTCAATGGATCCTATACATAATAATTATCCGTTTGCAGCCTATGAAAACAGTAAACTAGATAAAATTACCATTGTAGGAGATTTTTACTGTGAAACTTCTTTTGATGCGGCATACTGGATCGCTGGTGTACATTTTTTTAGAACTATGACTAAAATGTTTTTTGGTGAAGGTGCGTATTCAGGGTCACCCCCTCCGATCATTAAGTTAAGCGGTTACGGGGACTTTGTTTTTAATCAAGTACCAGTAGCAGTTACACAGTTTTCAGTGGAAATGCCCAAGGACGTCGATTATATTCCTACTAGTTTTCTAGTACCAACCGAGTTAAAATCAGGCACTGGGGTAGGTTATGTTCCTGTAAAAAGTGTTTTTACAGTGACGTTGTTGCCTATGTACAGCAGGGAATCTGTTAGAAAGTTTAATTTAAGTGATTTTGCTGGTGGAAAATACCTAAATCCAACTGATGGAAAAGGATTCATCTAATGTCTGCACAATACCCTAACACTAGTCCATGGGCCAAGACTAATCTAAGTCCAAGTTTATTAGGATATTTTAATATTAGACCTGTGGCCGCACAGGACGATGATATCCTTTATGTGATCGAACCTCAGTTTAATTACAGACCAGATTTATTGGCCAATTATCTCTACGGCACTCCAAAGTTATGGTGGGTGTTTGCACAGCGAAACATGGACGAAATTAGAGATCCTATTTTTGATTTTAGATCGGGCATAGAAATATTTCTTCCTAAAAAAAGCGGACTATTTAAATTGTTAGGATTGTAACAAATGGCCACAGCACAACAGGCTATGGGAGCCGAGAATTACGAAAAGTTTCGTAATTTTATAAAAACAAAAGAAAGCGGCGGCAATTATGCTAGTCTTCAGAATGTTAATTTAAAAGACAAAGCAGGTAATGTCATTGCTAGGAATGTTGACGCTGGCTACAGAGGTGCATATCAAATAGGTGCCGAATATGCACAAGGTCAAGGGTTGATCAAATCAGGTATAGAAACAGATTATCGTAAGTTAGGCAGCAATCCGATTGAAAAAGCCGCCAATCACAAAGCCTTGATGGACAACGATAATAACTGGAATAACCCTCCAGGTAGTGTAAAAAACTTTTTAGCAAGTCCAAAAATTCAGGATCAAGCATTCGATAAAGGTACGCAAAAAAACTACCAACAACTGGTGGCTGAAGGTCTGATAACACCAAATACTCCTCCAGATCAAGTAGCAGGAATCCTTGCCGCATCTCATGCCGCAGGCGTAAAAGGATACAAAGAATTTTTAGCAGATCCAACTAAAGCAGATGGCGCAGGCACTCGAGTATCTACATATCTAACCGGAGCCCAAGCCGCTGTTAACGGAAAAGCACCACCACCTTCAGGAAATGCAGCCCAACAAAACGGCAAGCCTGCAGAAGATAAACCTCCAACAGATCCAAAAGTATTGAATGGCACTAACAGATCGTTACAGGAAACTAGAATTGGCAACACAGTTTACATAGGTGCCACGGCTAAAAAGAAACCACCGATCCCTCTGCCATTCCCTAATGTGTTGTCATCATTTTCCAGTCATAATGCCATCATAACACTGAGTTGCATCAGCCGCACCATGCATAGTAATCCTAAACAGTCTTATAAAAACGGAAACATTGGAACTGTAGTTTTACGTAGTTCAGGAGCCGGAGATCTAGCAGGCCAGACGGCAATAACGACAAAAGAAAATCCAACAGGAAAATATGACTTTGGCATCAACAACGTTGAAATAAATTCACAGATAACGTATAACCGTGAAACACAAGCATCAAATGCTTATACTATAAGTTTTGATGTTCTTGAACCTTATAGCATGGGACTGTTTATGCAGGTCTGCCAGAACGCAGCCCAAAGCCAAGGGTGGTCCAGTTATTTAGGTGATACAACATTTTTATTAACTTTTGAATTTATAGGCTATGACGCCGACGGAACCCCTACAAGAATACCAAACACCACCCGCCATATTCCACTCGCGTTTACAACTATGGCAATGACCGCAACTGGCGGCGGATCTGTTTATAGAGTAACGGCCCGTCCCAGCAACGAAACGGTTTTCTTAAATAATTTTAAATTATTTGAACATGACATTTCTGTTGAAGGATCGACAGTTCAAGAAGCGTTGCAATCGGGCGAGCGCAGTTTGCAGACTATTGTTAATAAAAGACTGCAAGAATATGCATCTAAAAATCCAGCCTCCACTGCCTTCGACGAAGTAATAATAATTTTTCCTAAAACACAAGACGTATCTGAATTACAAGGAACTAATCAAGAAGGAAATAACATAGGATTAGAACTTCGTGCCGAAGACGGCACTATTAGTACTATTAAGGTAAACCCTGAAGACGGTACACGATATGATGCTTCAGGGCTAAGTTCGCAAGCGCCGGGAGTTAGCCCCGAAGTAGCAAAAATAAATCCTAACTCCGCAGAATCATTCGTACCAAAAGTAAGTAGAAAATTTTCTGCAGCCAACTTAATACAAGACAGTGATGATTTAAACGCTATTGGTAAAAGTGTTTTACAGTTCGATTCTACTATGTCTGCAGAAAGTGGATCTAACAATCAAAATGATATTCAACTAGATCCAGCAAATCCTATATCTAGAAAGAGAGTTACCTACGATAAAAGCAAAAGACAGTTTACATATAGTCAAGGTACTAGTATTGTTAATGCTATTTCCAGCATACTGCTACATAGCAAATATTGCAGAGCAGGATTAGACGCACAAAAAGTAGACCCAAAGGGAATGATATCTTGGTTTAGAATAGAATCAGAAGTGCATTTTCAACAACCTAAAGAAGGCAACATTGGAGATAACACCGTACCTAAATTGTTAGTTTTTAAAGTTGTTCCTTACTTTGTACACAGTGAAAGAAATACTGCGAACCAAGCGGCTCCTGCTGGACTTGCTGAATTGTCAACAGAAGTTGCCAAGGTATATGACTATCTTTACACAGGAAAAAACACAGAAGTTTTAGGTTTTAATATTGAATTCCCACAAGCAATGTTTAACTCTGTGGCCAAAGGTTCCAACTTAGATGATGCGGCATTAACAGACAACGGCAGAAACGCTGCCACACCTGATTCGCCCACAGCCAAAATTGCCGCGGATAATAGTTCTTACTGGGGCGAAAGCAATGGTCCAAAAATGACATCTAATCCGCCAACACCTGAAAGTAATAACAATGGTGGCACTAACTATGCAGATCAAAGAACACGGGTTGCCGAAGCCTTCCAACGAGCATTGAATGACAGTGAAACAGATCTAGTAAATATTCCTAATTTTACAATAATGGGCGACCCGTATTTCCTTGCCGATAGTGGCTTGGGTAATTTTAGCAATACCGGATCGGGGTCATTTAATGTCACAAAAGATCTGGCCATGGATTATCAAAGCGGAGAAGTAGACATAGCAATTACTTTTAGAACACCAATAGACTACAATAGTTCTACAGGGTTGATGGATTTTGGAGATACACAAATAGTTAGACATTTTAGTGGCCTGTATAGAGTCCTTGAAGCAAGACATCGATTTCAAAACGGCAAATTTACTCAAGAGTTATCATTACAACGCCGACGTAATCAAACTGCTGAAAGCACAAATAAACCTGTGCCAGTAACTGGACAAACACCTGGCGATTTTGTAGTAGATAATACCGCAGGTGTAGCATTTTCAGGTGCCGCACAAAACGATGCTAATGATCGTACTCCTGCAATTGAAGGACCCGCCGCTGGTTCACCACCTGGAGACAGCGCACCTAATCAGCGAGTAGCAGCCTTTAATAGATCTGATCTAGCCAACGATAGCGGAGATTCGGGATCAGCAACTGCCAATCCAACTGCGCCAGGGTCGATTGTAAAATCATTAGTCGACGGCCTTGGAATAATAAGAAATAAAGTAGTGTCTACATTGTTTAAACCTACAAATAGTAAAAATGAAACTCAAAATACAAGCGAATTTAACAACCAATGAATATACATACATTTTTAAACATCAAGGATCACTATGACTACACCTGAAAGATCATCCGAAGGAAGACATAAATTCAAGGGTGGCCCGTATCTTGCAAGAGTGGTAAGTAACGCGGATCCTAAGTACATGGGAACACTCTATGTACAATTACTACGACGAGAAGTGGGTAACACTTATAATCGTGAAGGTCAAACAATACCTGTAAGATATCTAAGTCCCTTCTATGGGGTTACAAATGCAGACAGCACTGATAAAAATAACAATTTTAACGGAACACAAAAAAGTTACGGGTTCTGGGCAGTACCGCCAGACGTAGGATGTACAGTACTGTGTGTGTTTATAGAAGGCGACATTAAGCAAGGATTCTGGATAGGGTGTGTGCAGGACGAATTTATGAACTTCATGGTTCCTGGATTAGCCGCAACAGAAATTCATAATGATCCAGGTGGCAAGGGTAAAAAAGTAGTTGCAGAGTGGAATAAAAAAACAAACGATACTGTACAGTCAGACACAACACTAATTAAAAAACCAGTACATCCTTTTAACTCGGTGTTAGGACAGCAAGGTTTAGCCACAGACGAAACTAGAGGACTTACTACATCTAGTGCTCGACGAGACTTGCCCAGTATGGTGTTTGGCATTTCTACACCTGGACCAGTTGATCGACGCGGCGGCGCAAAAACAGGATCTATCGGTCATTATGAAAGCAAAGTGTCGGGCGCATTTGTAAGCAGATTAGGCGGATCCACGTTTGTCATGGATGACGGCGATCCAACATTGTTGCGTAAAACTCCAGCCAGTGAAGGCCCACCAGAATATGTTAATGTTGAACTTTCAAAAGACGGAGATCCAACATTACCTCACAACGAGTTAGTAAGGATTCGTACTAGAACAGGACATCAAATTCTACTACACAACACTGAGGATTTAATTTACATTGGTAATGCCAAAGGTACTACATGGATAGAATTGACAAGTAACGGTAAGTTAGATATCTATGCCGCTGACAGTGTCAGCATCCACACTAAAAACGATTTGAATATCACAGCCGACAGAGACATTAACATGAGTGCTGGCGGCAAAGTCAATATATTATCTGGCGATAAAATGCATTTAGATAGTGGCGCAGACATGGAAGTTGTCAGCGCCGCTGACACTAAAATAACTACCAGCGGTACTACACATATAAACAGCGGTGGTAATCATTTAGAAACAGCCAGTCAGATTCATATGAACGGCCCAGACGCAGCCACGGCTGGTTCAGGAAATAAACCAGGCAGAGTTCCACAAGCAGAACCTTGGAGCGGCCACGAAAACTTAAATCCCAAAGGACATACTCCTGATGCCAAGCCTACAGATGGCAAGTTGTCAGCAACACTTGACACATTTAAGAAAATTGGAAAATAAATACTGCTATGAATATCGAAAAAAATCTCGTTTCTAGAATCAATGTACCGTCCTCAAAAAGCACCACCATTGTGGGCAGTCGTACCTATAGGGGAATCAGCACAGTTGCAGACTCGGGTACGTTTCCCTTATATGATATTTCATTAATAAAACAAGATATTACTAATCATTTTCATATTCGAAAAGGTGAAAAATTAGAAAATCCAAATTTCGGAACAATTATTTGGGATGTTTTATTTGAACCATTGACTGAAGAAATAAAAGAGTTAATCATTGATGATGTAACTGCTGTTATTAACTACGATCCCCGTGTTCGAGTGGTGGATATCACAGTAAGTGAATATGAAAGCGGCCTACAAATAGAATGCGATTTAACTTACTTGCCCTATAACATATCAGAAAGTCTGCGTTTTAGATTCGACGAAGCCAATAGTATTCTATAAATTAACTACCCACATTTTCTTACACGATAAATAACATGTGAGGGCCATATATGGGTAGCATAGATAGACAAAATCGATTAATTGCCGCGGAAGACTGGACAAAAATTTACCAGAGTTTCCGTAATGCAGACTTTCAAAGTTACGACTTTGACAACTTACGCCGTACGATGATTGCGTACCTGCGTGAAAATTATCCTGAAGATTTCAACGATTATATTGAGTCAAGTGAGTACTTGGCTCTTATTGACCTTATTGCATTTTTAGGTCAAAACCTGGCATTTAGATTTGACTTAAATGCTCGAGATAACTTCCTTGAACTAGCAGAACGCAGAGAAAGTGTGCTACGTCTAGCACGTCTGCTATCCTATAATCCTAAAAGAAATATTCCAGCCAACGGCTTATTAAAGTTTTCTGCTGTAAGTACCACCGAAGAAATTATTGATAGTAACGGTAGAAACTTATCAGGGCAAACTGTTCTGTGGAATGATCCTAGTAACAGTAATTGGTATGAACAATTCATTAAGATTATTAATTCGTCAATGAACGAAATAATACAATTTGGTCGTCCTCAAGACAAAAAAGTTATTGGCGGCGTAGCAACAGAACAATACAGAATTAATGGGTTAAACACAGAAGTTCCTGTATACAGTTTTACTAAAAACATTGATGGTCGAACCATGGACTTTGATATTGTTTCTACAGTATTTAAAGATTCTGATTCAATATACGAAGAACCCCCATTCCCCGGCAACAACTTGGCATTTTTGTACAGGGACGACGGCGGCGGACCAGCAAGTAGTAATACTGGATTCTTTTTACACTTCCGTCAAGGTACATTAGAAGAAGGAAACTTTGTAGTAGACCGTCCTACACCTAACGAAGTTGTAGATTTAGATTCTCCAGGAATTAATAACACTGATATTTGGTTGTACAGTACTAATACACTAGGAGTAGAATCGACTTTATGGACACAGGTAGAATCAGTTGTTGGAAATAACATCATTTATAACTCTACTCAAAAGAATTCTAGAAAATTATACAGTGTACAAACTAGATCCAACGACCGTGTTAGATTAGCATTTGCTGATGGAGTGTTCGGAGATTTACCCCAAGGCCCATTTAAAACATATTACCGCATCAGCAACGGATCATCATATAAGATTTCTCCAGGTAACATAAAAAGTGTTACTATAGATATACCTTACTTAAATCGCAACGGTAAAGCGGAGACTCTATCAATTGTACTATCATTAAAATATACAGTTACTAATGCTAGTTCGCAAGAATCAACATCATCTATCAAACAGAATGCTCCAGGAACATACTATACACAAAATAGAATGATAACAGGAGAGGACTATAATATTCTGCCACTGAGTGTTAGTCAAGAAATTTTAAAAGTCAAATCTGTTAACCGTTCAAGTTCGGGTATTAGTCGATATTTTGATTTAAAAGATGTAACTGGAAAATATAGTAGTACAAACTTATTTGGAACAGATGGAATCATCTATAAAGAAAATTTTACAGAAACATTTAATTTTAATTTTGCAACAAAAAGCGAAATTGAAAGTGTAGTAGTAAATCGAATCATACCTGTTCTTAAAAAGAAAACCGTTTATGATTTTTACTTAGATAATTTCTCAAGTATCAATTTGGGCGTTCCGTTCATTGCGTGGAACCGTATTACTAAAGCCACAAATTTATCAACAGGTTTTTTCTCAAATAATACCACAGGAGAATTTAGGACTGTTGGCGCATTTACAAGTTCTAATCTTCGGTATGCAGTAAACGATAGTTTGTTAAAGTTTGTTCCACCTCCTGGATTTAGAGCATTTGATTCTAAAAATAATTTTATTGCTAATACTGCACCGGTAGTACCAGGAGAAAAGTCGTATATCTGGACAAAGGTAGTTAATATTACAGGTAGCGGAGTTGTTGGTTCAAACAACACTTTACCAAACGGTGACGGCCCAATTAAACTTAATGAAGTAATTCCGTCTGCGGCAGAATTACAAAATATTATTCCTAAATTTGTAAAAGAAATATCAGACAGTGTAAGAAACAGAATATTTGATTTAATATTTGCACAAAAAGAATTTGCATTACGCTATGATGCAGTTGATACTGCGTGGAAAATTATTACCGAATCAAACGTAGATAAAATTTCTAACTTTAGTTTGGGAAAAACTGGCGACATTAGTAATCAAAGACTCGATGCAAGTTGGTTAATTTTATTCGAAACTGACGGCGAAACATACACAGTAACTAATCGTTCTACTAGATATGTTTTTGAAAGTATTAAGGAAGTTCGATTCTTTTTTGACAGCGGCGACAAAATTTACGATACTAACACTGGAAAAATTGTCAAAGATAAAATTTCTGTATTGAGTATTAATCCTAAACCATTAGATGTATATCCGCTGAACAAAAATTATGACTGGGAAATCCTCGACGAGTTCAAGGGTGCAGACGGGTACATCGACAGTAAAAAAATCAGCGTAACTTTCACAGACAAGGACGAAGACGGTGTGATCGACGATCCTGAAATTTTTGAAAGAATTGTAGAAACAAGCGTTGAGCCCACTAAAAAACTTATTTTTCAACAACGTCGAACCGGACTGGATGGAGTTACGGATTACTTTTACATTGCCAACGATGATGATCTGATCCGTACGTACAATACACAATCAGAAATTGATACCAGCGTTCCAGGAGGAATTGCTGAAGGACAACTAGTATATTGCTTAGATGATAAATTAATAAAAAGATTTATTAGAACCGGTCAGCCTCAATTTCAAGTTACAAATGAATATAGAGGATTCTTTGGCCGCGGAGACATAAAGTTCCAATATGTACATAGTGCAGACAGTAGTGCTAGGTTAGATCCTAGTGCCACAAACATTATGGACGTATATGTTTTAACAAAGTCCTATGACACAGAGTATCGCCGATGGGTCAAACAAGAAAGTCTTACAAAACCACTGCCGCCAAGCAGTGATGCACTGTTTATTAACTTTGGAACAAGACTACAAAAAGTTAAAGCAATTAGCGACGAAGTCATATATCATCCTGTAAAATATAAAGAAGTATTTGGATCGACAGCGCCTACAAGCCTTCAAGCAACATTTAAAATAGTTAAAAATAATAATGTATCGGTCAGTGACAGTGATATTAAAGCGTCAGTGACTAATGCAATAAACGAATTTTTTGCAATTGAAAATTGGGAATTTGGAGATACATTTTTCTTTGCTGAGTTGACAACTTACATAATGAATAGAGTTGCACCAAACATTAGCAACATGATAATTGTTCCTAAAGATCCAAATTTAAGTTTTGGTAGTCTGTACGAAATCAAATCTAACTCTGATGAAATCTTTATCAGTTCAGCAACAGTTAACGATATTGAAATTATTAGCGAAATAACAGCATCAAGAATACGAGCCAACGGCGCAGTGTCGACAACACTGAATAATAATATTGGTATACAGAGTTCAAACTATGGCATTTAATAACGATCAAATCGACCCATTTTTACCGATTGGAAATGACGGTGAAAAAACTTCACTAAGTTTTGTACCTAAATATTTTAGAACTAGTTCTAATCGAAAATTTTTAAGCGCAACCATCGATCAGATGATGTCTGAAGGTGAAGTAGAAAAAATAAATGCCTTTATAGGTAGAAAAACATTTGAGCCTTATCGTGTCTTGGACAAATATCTACAAGGTGCCACAAAACAACGTGAAGATTATCAATTTGAACCAGCAGTAATTATAAAAGATTCACTGGACAATGTTACATTCTTTAAAGATTATCCAGACTATATTAATCAGTTAGCAAGTTTTAACAGCGGCGATACTGACCATAACAAGATCAATGCTCAAGAATTTTATTCTTGGGACCCACATTTTAACTGGGACAAGTTTGTTAATTATCGGGATTATTACTGGTTACCGCTGGGCCCTGTTAGTGTTCCTATTGCAGGACAATCTGACAATATTACCAGCACTTACACTATTAAACTTGTTGATGACGGCGACAACCGTGCATATGTTTTTACCCCAGATGGACTAACAAGTAATCCTAGTTTAAAATTATACAGAGGACAAACTTATAATTTTCAAGTAGAGTGTCCAGATTTTGGAATTGCATTTAAAACTGTAAGAGAAACTGGTGATAGTAATTTTTATACTCAGGGAGTTAGTACTGGAAATCAATATGTCGAAAGCGGCACTATTGAATTTACTGTGCCTACTGATGCACCCAACATCATTTATTATGTCAGCGGAACTGATGTAAACACCGGCGGCATTTTTAAAATCTATGATGTAACTGATGCTAGTAGTATTGATGTAGAAAAAGAAATTCTTGGAAAACAATCGTATCTGTCATCTAATGAAGTACAATTGTCTAACGGGATGAAAGTATTTTTTCAAGGAAGAATAACACCAGAAAAATATGCTTCGGGAAACTGGTATGTTGAAGGAGTTGGCACTGCAATCAAGTTGATCAAAGAATCAGATTTAGCAACACCGTCTACATATTCAACAAGTACTAGCATTGAATTTGACAACGAACCGTTTGATAGTCAAGGATTTGAAGTATCAGGTAATCTTCCAAGCAATAAAGATTATATTTTAATTAATAGATCCAGCAAAGATTTAAACCCATGGAGTAGATTCAACCGATGGTTCCATAAAGATATCATAGAAGCATCTTCTCAAATCAATAATTTACCAACAGTGCTTGATCAGTCACAACGTGCTACTCGTCCTATTATTGAATTTGAAGCAGATTTAAAATTATGGAATTTTGGTCGCCAATTTAAAACTAATGTCACATTGGTCGATTCTTTTACTAGAGATGTTTTCAGCACAATTGAAGGAAGCGTGGGCTATAACGTCGACGGAGTTAATTTGTTGGAAGGCATGCGTATATTGTTTACCGCAGATCCTGATTTACAAGTTAACGGTAGAATTTTTAAAGTTAAATTTATAACACACCTTGGTGTTAAACGATTAACGTTAGTAGAAGAAGTTGATACTAATCCAATAGAAGGTGAAACAGTATTAGTGCTCGACGGTGTAATAAACAAAGGTAAAATGTTTTACTATACTGGAAATACATGGAAAGAAACACAGCAAAAAAATTCAGTAAATCAAGCACCGTTGTTTGATGTATTTGACGAAACTGGTATTAGTTACGGCGACGATGTAGTTTATCCAGGTACTACTTTTTTAGGTACACGAATTTTTGGATACCGACCTGGCAGTAACATTGACAGCGAATTAAATTTTGGAATTTCTTATAAAAATATAGGCAACATTGGCGACATATTATTTGACTTTAATTTACAAAAAGATTCTTTTATCTATAAGAACATTGCAGATATTGTAACAGTGACTCTTGATAAGGGTTATTTGAAAAAATCAGCAGATTTAACAAATGTTTCGTTTGTCAACGGATGGGTCAAAGCAATCGCTGACAGTCGACAATATGTTGTTCAACAGTTTGACGGCTCTGACAGAATAAATTATTTTCCTATTGATGTATATGATCAAAGCGGTCTTCTAACTGATCTAGAAACACGGGTTTATATTGACGGTAAAATTATCAGTGAAGAAACAGGTTATATTATTGAAGTTAGAAACGATATTGCATTTGTTAATTTAAGCAGAGATTTATTACCTACAGAAAGTATTGTAATTAAAAGCACAAGTTCTGCTAAAAAGAATAATAACGGGTATTATGAAATTCCCAGCAACTTAGAAAGTAATCCTAGTAATTTAGTTATTGGTGATTGCACACTAGGCGAAGTAATTAATCATTTAAAAACTATAGGCAATTCTAGACAAGATTTTAGAGGAACTATTCCAGGTACTGGAAATTTACGTGACTTATCTAACTTATCAGCATATGGCACAAAGATAGTTCAGCACAGCGGTCCATTGACTCCAGTTATCTATCATTTTACAAATAAAGATCATAATATTGTAAATGCCCTGAGATATTCAAAAGATGAATATAGTAAGTTTAAACGAAATTTCTTACGTGTGGCTAGTACATATGGATTTGATGGTATTACTAGAATACACTTAGATTTAATTTTAAAAGAATTAATCAAAGACAAGACTAAAACCATGCCGTTTTTCTTCACAGATATGGCGCCGTTTGGTGGCAGTGTGATATTTGATCAAGAAGTCATAGACGATTCTATAACAGAATATCCATTGATTTTTGACTTTGACTTGAACACATTGTCTGACAAAGCAGTTATAGTATATCTAAACGAAAAACAACTATTGCATGGCCGTGACTATGAGTTCTTTAATACAAACTTTATTCGTATTTTAAAACCAATCGTTGCTGAAGATAACCTTAAAGTGGTTCAGTATGAAAATACCAATGGTTGTTATATTCCTGCAACACCGACAAAACTAGGACTATACCCGTTATATGAACCTAAACTGTATCTTGATGATACACTAGTAACACCACAAAATGTTATTCAAGGACACGATGGTAGTATTCTTTTAGCCTACAACGATTATCGAGATGATTTAATTTTAGAATTAGAAAAAAGAATCTACAATAACGTCAAAATAAAATACAATACAGAACTGTTTGACATTTCTAATTTTGTCAGCGGATACTATAGAAAGAATGATTTAACTAAAAAACAGTTAGATGATACTATTCGTCAAGACTTCTTAAAATGGAGTAGATTCATTTCTGAAGATTATACCAAACATACGTTCTTTGACCCCAATAATAGTTTTACATATAACTATAAAAACTTTTCTGGCAACGATGGATCAGAAATTCCAGGACATTGGAGAGGTGTTTACAAATATATGTATGACACTGATCGTCCGCATTCTCATCCTTGGGAAATATTAGGATATAGTCAGCAGCCTGATTGGTGGACATCTGTATATGGTCCCGCACCGTACACACGTGATAATCTTGTATTATGGAATGATATAGCCGAGGGTATTATTAGAGAACCAAATAAACTAGTAATACGAAATAGTAAATTTGCAAGACCGTCGATAATAAACCATATCCCAGTAGATGAGGAAGGAAACTTATTATCTCCGTTAGAGTCTGTTGCTGTTAAAGATTATGTTTTTTATCTTGCAGAAGGTGCATTTAGTTTCGGCGATTATGCACCAATAGAAAATGCGTGGAGACGCAGTAGTGATTATCCTTTTAGTTTAATTACAGGTATTACAATACTTCGTCCTGCAAAATCATTTGCAACAATATATGATAGAGCCAGACAGATTAGAGACTTCACAGGACAACTAGTCTACAAAACTGGCAACGGGTTAACTCGTTTTACACATAAAAATTTAGAATATCCTAATTCTGTATCTGCAACTTCTAGAACTTTTACAAGCGGATTAGTCAATTTTGTCAGCGAGTACTCGACTTCTAAGAGTAAAGACAGTTTTGAAACTTATAAAGAAAATTTAACTAATCTTCAAGTTAACCTGTCTACAAAGGTAGGCGGATTTATTACTAAAGAAAAATTTAAATTAGTACTAGATAGTCGTAGTCCCCTAAATCAAAAAAATATTTTTGTACCTTTTGAAAACTATAAAATTATTTTAAACACAAGTACTCCAGTATCGACTATTAATTATAGTGGTGTGATTATTGAAAAACAACCTAAAAACTTTATTGTCAAAGGATATAATCTAGTTTTACCAGAATTTAAGTATTTCAAACCTACTGAAATAGCAAGTGATCCTGTATCTAATATAGGCGGCATCAGCGAGAGTTTTGTAGACTGGGACAGAGAAAAGTTTTATAATAAAACTCAAATAGTTCGATATGATAACAATTATTATCGAGTAACAGCAAGTCATACCAGTACTAATACATTCGAAATAAAATATTTTGTTAAGTTACCTAGTCTGCCAATTACAGGTGGTCGAGAAATAATTTCAAGAAGTACATTTGAAACTTCGGAATCCACTCTGCACTATGGCTCAGAACTTAAGACAGTTCAGGACGTAGTTGACTTCCTTGCAGGATACGGCAAATGGTTAACTGCACAAGGATTTAATTTTGATTTTTTTAACACCGAACTATCAACAGTAACTGATTGGAATACTGCAATCAAAGAGTTTGCATTCTGGACCACTCAGAACTGGAGTGCAGGCTCAGTTATTAGTTTAAGCCCAGGCGCAGACGAAATTAAATTTACTGCTGACTCGGCAATAGTCGATAACATCAATGACAGTTTTTATGAATATAGCGTTTACAAGCAAGACGGCATTATTCTTGATCCGTCTTTTATAAACACTGTACGTAAAGATAATAACTTTACAATACGTCCAAGAAATACTGCTGACGGAATTTACCACGTCACTTTAAACTTAGTTCAAAAAGAACACGTTATTTTATTAGACGATGTTACAGTATTCAATGATGTAATATATGATCAAGTACAGGGGTATAGACAAGAACGTATTAAAGTAATTGGTTATAGAACTGGTGGGTGGTTAGGTAATTTTAGTATTCCAGGGTTTATTTACGACAATGCAGTTGTAACTGAATGGACGCAATGGAAAGATTATGCGTTAAGTGACACTGTTAAGTATAAGGAATTTTATTATACTGCTAGACAAAATGTAGCGGGTTCTGAAGAATTTAATCAAACATACTGGAATAGACTATCGTCTAAGCCTGAGAGTAAACTAATTCCTAACTGGGATTATAAAGCAAATCAATTTTTTGATTTTTATGACTTAGACACCGATAGTTTTGACGTTGATCAACAAACTATTGCAAAACACTTAATTGGATACCAACGTAGAGATTATTTAGAAAACATTATTAACGATGATGTTGCACAATATAAATTTTATCAAGGAATGATCCGCGATAAAGGAACCCAAAACGTACTAAACAAATTATTTGATCCACTGAGTTCGGCAGATAAAGATAGTTTAGAATTCTACGAAGAGTGGGCAATTCGTCTTGGCACATACGGAGCAACATCTGCATTTGAAGAAGTAGAATACAAAATTGACGAATCGAAAATGTTGATTAACCCTCAACCTTTTGAATTAGTAGATAGTGTTGATAATTCGTTTAATGACTTTGTATATAGAATTACGCCTAATCAAGTATATGTGCCTAGTGAAAATTACAATCATGCACCATTCCCTAGTCATATTCCAACAGAATACTTTGTTGATACTCCAGGATATGTTCGCAGAGAAGATGTAGATTTTGTCTTTAATAGCAAAGATGAAATTTCTGCATTGGAATTTTCGCAGTTATCGGAAGGTACACGTCTGTGGATCGGCAATGATAAGAACACTTGGGGTGTTTATAGATTTACAGCGATTTCTGCACGAGTATCTACGGTTGTTCTTTCAGACGAAACAATTCGTATCACATTCGCCAGCAACAAAGACACTGATTTATTAGTTGATGACTACATTGGAATTGATGCAACGTCGTCAATAGACGGCATCTATAAAATTACTAATGTTGGCTACAACTTTATTGAAATAAATGCTGGAGATGTTACAGAAGACGACTTGTTATTAGCAACTGTAGAGAACGCATTTATAATCTATAAATTTAGTTCTTTAAGACTTAAAGAGCGGCTAGTTAACGGGCAAACACTGATAGCATCTATAGATAGATTAGACGAAATTGAAATTCCTGTAAGAGAAAACGGCGATTTAGTATGGATCGATGGAGCAGACAATGACTGGAGTGTGTGGTTGTATGAAAACAATTATGCTATAAAACCAGTAACTGACGAAACAGATAATTTTGCAAGTACTGTTGCTGTTGATAAAAATGAAACTGTAATGGCTGTTAGGGCTGGCACAGAAACTGATGATCAAGTATTATATTTTACTAGACCAGCGTCCACATTTAATTGGGCGTTTGCAGAATCTATTAATGCTGGCGCAACATCACTATTAAATACAAATGGTTCTTTTGGCCAAGCATTGGCATTGTCGTCTGATGGTGTCTTACTGGCAGTAGGAGTTCCTGCATCGGACAGTAACCGCGGACACGTTTCGCTGTTTACAAAAAGTCCTGCAAATATTTTTCAGTTCACCGCAAATCTATTACCAGACACACGCCGTCAAGATGAATTGTTTGGCGCAGAATTAGCATTTACCAATAACAATTTAATAGTAGTTTCTAACGGAACTGCTGACTCTGTGTCTCCTGCAATTTTCCTTTATGATTTAGAAGGCAATGAATTAGATACAGTAACTAGTTTTAGTTCATTATTTGAAATTACAGACATTTCTGTAGGAAATAATTTGCTGGTAGTTGCATTTGCAAATGAAACAGTTAACGTCTACAATGTATTCAACAATGAATTAGATTTAATCGATACTGTTACGTTTGGAGATTTAATTCCTAATACAAATATTAGTATTTCTACAGGATCTAATTTTGCAGAATCAGTATCAATTACTCAAGACGGCAAATACCTTGCAGTCGGAGCCCCAGATTATACAGGTCTAAATTCACAGCAAGGTTGTGTTGTACTATTCGAATTAATCAATGAACAGTATGTTGCACAATATATTATCGAAGGCCCAGGTGACACTTCAGCAGGAAGATTTGGATCAAAGATTAAATTTAATCTACAAGGCGATCAACTAGTTGTATATGCTTCTGGAATTAAACATGATACAAGTACAACGTTTGATAATACCGCCACAGTCTTCGACAAACGAAAAACTCGATTTGTAGATTTAGAACCAGGTTATGGTTCCGTTTCTATATTTGACAAATACGATACTCGATTTGTGTTTGCTGAAACGTTAGAAATTGACAATGCGTTAGGTATACGCTATGGAAATTCTTTAAATTTCCGCAAGTCAGTGTATATAGGAGATCCTACAAAGTCTCGCGGCGCTATGTACGAATTCACAAGTCCAACTAAGAGTTGGAAGAAATATCAAACGCCTAACCCAGCAGTGGATGTTGACAAAATTAAATCTATCTTTTTATACGACACCGACACTAGTAAGATATTACAATATCTAGATTTTGTTGATCCGTTGCAAGGTAAAATTTTAGGCCTAGCAGAACAAGAATTAAGTTATAAAACTTATTACGATCCTGCAACTTATATCATTGGTACAGAAAATGTAAATGTAGACCAACTAACTGGCTGGAACGGAAAACAAGTTGGAAAATTATGGTGGGACCTTACTGGCTCTAAATTTATTAATACATATCAAGGTAATGTAGTTTTTAAATCTAATAATTGGAATAATAGATTCAACGACAATGATGTTGCAGTGTGGGAATGGGTAAGTTCAATTTATACGCCTAGTGTATGGGACAGTCTCGCAGACACAGAAGAAGGACTAGCACTAGGAATTAGCGGCACAAGTAAATATGGCGATTTTGCATATTCTGTGACACAGCAATTTGATCCAGTATCCGAATCAATCTCAACAACATATTATTTCTGGGTAAAAAATAAAAAAACTGTTCCTCCTGTTGAAGGAAGAAATTTCTCAGCACAGGATGTTGCCGCATATATTGCTGATCCTAAGAGTAAAGGCATCAAGTATATTGCAATACATGGCCCACGACAGTTTAGTCTAGTCAATTGTAAAGATTTAATTACAGATAAAAAAGTTGCAATTAACTTCAGATACTGGACTATAGATAATACAGAATTAAATGTACATAGCCATTATCAATTACTAGCCGAAGGCGACGAAACAAAACAATTAAACAAATACATTGAAAAGAAATGGTTGGAAAGTTTAATTGGGTTTGACGAGTTAGGCAATGAAGTTCCGGATCCTAAGTTACCGTTGAAACTTAAATATGGAATTTTAAACAAACCTAGACAAAGCATGTTTGTTAATCGTCTAGAAGCATTAAAGCAATTTATTGAACGTGTAAACCGTACTCTTATTAAAACTAATATTGTTGACGACGTGGATCTGTCTAAATTATATGAAAAAGATCAAGAGCCAACAGTATATTCTTTAAAATACGATGCTGTAAAAGACCTATTTTCTGAATTAAGATTTATCAACGTTGCTCCAAGTAAAACCGCCGTACTTAATCCTGTGATTGAAAACGGTAGAATAATTCGAGTTAATATTGTTGACCCAGGTCGAAACTATAATGATTTAAGTTATGACAGTAGTCAAGGCCGTCCAAAGAAAGGACCATATGTAAAAATATCTGGCATTGGAACAGGCGCAAAACTTAGTACAATTATCAATGACAAAGGCGAAATTATTAAAGTTGTTGTTGAAAATACAGGTAGCGGGTACCAGGAATCCACCACACTGACAGTACGTCCGTTTACAGCACTAGTAAGAACAGATGAAAACTCTGGTGGCAAATGGGCACTATATGTTTGGAATGCAGATAACAAAATCTGGGTTAAGAATTTAGTACAAACCTACGATGTTGCCAAGTACTGGTCATTAACAGATTGGTATGCAGATGGTTATAATCAGTTTACAAAAATTAGTACAACTATTGACTTTTCTTATCAGTTAGCAGGTCTAACTGCTGACATCGGTGATATAGTTAAAATTAAAAACGTAGGATCTGCAGGCTGGTTATTACTAGAAAAAAATACCGACAGTACCAATCTTTTAGATATTAATTCAAGTTTCAAAGTTATAGGTAGACAAAACGGAACGTTGCAATTTAATAAAAATATCTATGAATTTGCAAACAGCAATGTTGGTTTCGACGGCCCATTCTACGACATTGATGTATTCGATGACGAACCTAAAGAAGAACTACGTATTATTATTGATGTACTAAAGAACAATATATTTGTCGATCAACTAACACAAGAGTACAATGCACTATTCTTTGCAAGTCTTCGATATGTATTTTCAGAACAGATTTTTGTCGATTGGGCATTTAAAACCAGTTTTATTAAATCCAAACATAATCTTGGAGAATTAAAACAAAAAGTTACCTATCAAAACGATAGTTTAGATAGTTATGAAGACTATATTAATGAAGTCAAACCTTACAGAACTAAAATTAGAGAGTTTGTCAGTGCCTACGATAAAACTGATAAATCTCGTACACTAGTTTCAGATTTTGACTTGCCGTCGGTTTATAATCCAGACATTGGAATGATAGAAGCAATTTCTACACAGATCAGTGGCGGTGTAGTTGTAGTCGATAATAACATAATTCTACAAGAGCCATACAGCGATTGGTATTATAATCTAGGACATTCTATTAAGTCAATAGATGTACGTAATCCAGGTAGCGGTTATAGAACCGCACCTAAGGTGATAATCAATGGAATTAGTACTATTCAAGCAACTGCAACAGCATATATAAGTCAAGGCAAACTTACTAAAATTGTAGTAGATGAATCTGGTCAGGGATATTTAACAACACCGACGATCGAACTCGATGGCGGCCAAGAACCGGATAGTACACCTGCACAACTAAGTATCGAACTTGCCAGAGGGCTTGTTAGATCTAATAAGGTCGGGATGAAATTTGATAGAGTATCTCCAAGATATCAAATTTCATCGTTGGATGCCACACAACAATTTACAGGATCAGGATCGCAGACTCGCTTTGATTTAAAATGGCCTGCGGATATTCGTCCTAATACATATGTTGTTTCTATTAATGGCTTAGATATTTTAGACAGCGACTTTACTATAGCAAACATAGAAGATTTGTCATCAGATTATACTAGATATTTTTCTAGAATCACATTTGATGTTGCACCAGCGAATCAAAGTACTATTGTAATTTCTTACAAAAAGGACACTAATTTATTAACAGCCGCTGATAGAATACAGTTCTTTTATAACCCAATAAGCGGACAACTTGGTAAAGATCTTGGTCAACTGATGCAGGGTGTTGACTACGGCGGTGTGGAACTATCAGGATTGAATTTTGATATCGGTTCAGGATGGGATGCCTTACCTTGGTTTGTAGGTGGGTGGGATAGTTTTGATACTGAGTTTAAAGATAGATTGTTTATCAGCAACGGTACAAATAGAAATTTAGACATTGGTTATATTCCTGCTGACGGAGTAGAAATTAACGTTTATTTGAATAACGTCAAAATTGATGATCCCAACTATGATCAAGTTACTCTAGCACAAGATATTGTTACACAAGAACAGACAACACTTGATGTTTTAGATAATCAATTACAAGACCTAGTACAGATTCGTGCTGAGAAAAATGCTTTAAGACAAGCCGCAGTAGACACGGTTGTACTAGAACAAAATGAATTAGATTCGCTAACTGCACAATATAATCAAGCATTGCTAGACAACAACATAATACTGGCTATGCAGATTCAAGCCCAGGTTGTTATACAAGCAAACGTAGTGCTTGCGGCAAATACTGCATTGTCTGCGGCAATTATTGAGTACAACGCATCAGTGACTGCTGTTAATAATAAACAAATACAAGTTGCTCAACAGCAGGCCGTGTTAAATTCAGCAGTGACTGCGTTGGATAATTTAGACTCAATCACTAATACTAATGCTGTAATGAATAGTTTATATGGCGACGCAAGTACACAAGTTTTTATATTGCCTACTAGTGTTTTACTAATGAACGGCGATAAAATTGTTTTACGCGAAAGCACCAGTGACGGTAGTGTTAAACCTGATAATCAAACATTTGATGTTGACATAACAGGTGGCGACTTGGCGTATTCAAGTGCTCGAGGCGTTAATCCAGAAGCAATCAACATTGACGGTGATGCGTTTGTATCTACATGGTCTAGTCACGCTCCAGAAGAAGTTGTCCCAGGACAAATTGTTGACAGTGTTGATATTCAAGTTTACAACAAGGTCAGTGATGGAGCCCCAACTATTTTAAATAAGTTTTATAAAGTTAATTCAACATCAGACATCACCTTTGACATAGGACAACGTCCGGGCACTGTAGATTCTTTAATAGTTAAAATAGATAATAATATTGCAAGACTATTAACTGATTATATTGTAGATTATAAAGATCAACAAATACGATTAATAACTGCTCCTGTAGTCGGCACTGAAATATCTATAACTAGTTTGAGCCAAAACGGTTTAGGTATTTTAGATTTAGATTTCTTTATTGCAGATGGCGTAACTACAGATTATGTCACAGCCGCTAGGTCTAACGATGCATATACAGCGTTTGTCACAGTAGATGGTGTTACTGAATCAGTGACAACTTTCAATGCCGATGACACATTTGACCTGCAAGGTAACATTGTAATTAGATTTTCAAATGCTCCTGCTCAAGGGTCAGTTATTAATTTTACACTGATCAGAGGCTTTGTTAATACAATTAGTAAAGTACAAAAAGAAACTATCTTCCACGATGGTACAACTGCTACATATACATTACAGTATACTCCTGCTGTAAGGAAGCCGTTGGAGAGTAACGTTATTATCGTAGTCAATGGAAGGATATTAAAATCCATCGACAACTATTATTTTGATGTAGCAGGCACTTCTAGAACATATATTGTAAGTTCTGCAGATTATGCATTTAACTCCGTAGACCCAGATGATATACAAGTGTTTGTCAACGGCTTACCAATTCAGCGAGGCCGTGATTGGAATTGGGTGTCTAATAATAACGAATTAAAATTAAAACGTAATGTAGCAGTAACTGGTGATGTTGTTACGTTGGCAATCTTTAAAGATGCAAATTATCTAATTGAAGGAAATTCGATTACATTCTTAGATAGTTACCCAGACAATACACAAATTGACATTACAACTTTTAGTAATCATGACATATTAAACATACAGCGATTTAATGATCAAGTAGTCTTTGACTCCAGCCTAGTACCTGGTACTGTTGAATATAAAAAATACACACAACTTGGTGCAGGTAGAATTGAATTATCTAAACAATCTATAGGACCAGAGTATGTGTGGGTCACAGTCAACGGCGAATTACTAGTACCAGATGTAGAATATGTTCTTGAAAACAATCTAAAATATATTAGAGTTTCTAGATTGCTATTAGAGACAGATGTCATTGAAGTTATAGTATTCAGCAGTGAAACGACTCGTTCAGCATTTGGATATCGCATATTCAAAGACATGGTCAATAGAGTTGTTTACAAACGAGTTGACGATTCGACCAGTACAGAGTTGGCACAGCCGTTAAATGGATTCGACGCTAAAATTACTGTTGTTGATGCAGAAAAACTAGCAACTCCTAATGCGTTGAAGAATGAGCCCGGTATAATCGTTATCGACAAAGAAAGAATTGAGTACTTGAAGAAAACTGGCAATATTCTAAGTCAACTACGCCGAGGCACGTTAGGTACTGGTATTAAAAATCAATACCCTGCGGGTACTCGTGTTAGAGACCAGGGAAATTCTAACACAGTTCCTTACACTGACGAAGTACAAACAGTGGAAGCAATATCTGACGGTTATTTAACTGCCAGTGAATTCTACACAAATTCTCCAGGTGTAACAGTGACTAACTTCACTTATAACTTTAATAATACCACAGCCTTTCCGCTAGGTGGGCAAGTTACCACAGTAACAGGAACAGGCTTTAGGGACAATGTTAAGGTATATGTAGGCGAAACAGAATGTCCTACTACATATATAAGCGAAACAAGGCTAACATTTATTACACCTGCAAAGAGTGTAGGAGCGTACGATTTAGTAATATTCAATCCTGCAAAGACTACGCCATTTATTATTCCAGCAACGAGCGTTGTAGTTACAGGCGCTATTAAATATGTACAGATCTTGCTACCTTTTGCACCTCGACCAAATCCTGCAACAGAAACAGGATGGTATAAAAATACTAGAATAATTCCAGTAACAAGTATTCAGCCAGGCAGGGGATATATAATTGCATCTACAGGAACTACTAATTTTGGTTCAATAGGTGCCGGATCAAACGCTATAGGAACTGGATTTATAGCAACCACCGCAGGCACTGGCACAGGTACAGTCTTTGATTATACAAGCATCCCTTATGAGTACTGGGAAGGTATGGATATAGAAGTGTTTGTAGGTGGTCGTAGACTACGTAAGAGTCCAGTTGAAGTCTATGACGAAACGCTTGGTCAAGATAGTCCCAGTGGTAATAAAGTACTAGAAGCAGAGTTTGCTGTAAACAAGAATGTAGGTGCCTATGTTAGATTGACAACGCCTCCAGAACCTGGAGTTAAAGTTGTAATTCAAAAACGAATTGGAAAAACATGGGTAACTCCGGGGGTAGCATTATCAGAGGCTACCAGCGATCCTGCTAAATTCATCCGCGCCAAGGGCGTAGATTTGTCTGAATAAATATAAGAAATAGGTAGAAAACATGACTAACGCACTTAAAGAAAACGCTGGCTTCCACGTAGAAGGGCATATCAAAATTTGGTATCCTGAAACAGGAGAAGTCGCTATTGACAAGCGTAATGCAATCCATTACGAAAACATGAGTATTTCATTAGCAGAAAGTCTCGGCAACGAAGGTCGAGGATTTATCTATGAAATGGCATTTGGCAATGGTGGCACTACAGTAGATCCAACAGGTATCATTACATACTTAACACCAAACACTATAGGCATTAACAGCGGTCTATACAATGAAACTTACACAAAAGTTGTGGACGATCGTTCAGCAAACAACATCGATCCAGTGCGTAACAAGATTGAAACACGACACTTAACTGGAACAAACTACACAGACATTATTGTTAGTTGTTTGCTTGACTACGGTGAGCCAGCAGATCAGGAAGCATTTGATAATGCAACATTTACTGAAAGTGCATACGTGTTTGATGAACTAGGATTGCGCAGTTATAATCCTAATGGCCCAGGTAGACTACTAACACATGTTATTTTTCATCCAGTGCAAAAATCTTTGAACCGATTAATTCAAGTTGACTATACTGTTCGAGTACAAAGTTTAACCGGTTTCAATGAGGCTTAATTATGTCATATAGAATTTTTAGAACTAATCAGTTAAACGGATCGATAATCGTCGAAGATAACACCATCGACGATACAACGACTCTTCGATTCCCTGGACGTAATACCACAGGCTACGGACAAGTCATTGGCGAAAACATGTTACACATGTTAGAAAACTTTGCCAACCCAGCCGAGCCAGTGAATCCAATTCAAGGACAACTGTGGTATGATACTACAGAAGGTGTTAACCAACTTAAAGTCTACGACGGAACAGGTTGGGGCGCAGCCGGCGGTTTAAAGAAAGGCACCACAGCCCCGGATTCAGAAAGCAGTATTGCTGGAGATCTATGGGTCAATACTGATACTCAACAATTATATTTGTTTACAGGATCTAGTTGGATATTAGTTGGACCAAACATATCCAGCGGTGCAAAAACAGGAGCAGAACCTGAAATTATTGTTGACACATCTAATAACAGTCAGTCTGTAGTTAGTCAGTTTGCCGGCGGCGAACGAGTAATGATTATTTCTAAAGTAAGTTTCATTCCTAAGGCTGTTATCACAGGTTTTCCAGAAATCAAGGCCGGTGTTAACCTTAGCACACTTTATTCTAATTACTACGGTATTTCAGAAAATGCAACATCGTTACGTGTAGGATCAACCTCAGTACCAACTGCAAATTTTTTACGTAGTGATGTAACCAGTAGTACTAACTTTGGTATTGATATTCGTAATAGTACTGGTTTAGCAATCGGTTCAGATAGGCAAGTTACACTGGGTCTTGAAGGCACTATTGGTGTTTTACTTAATAAGACAACTGGATCTAGTACAGACATTCGTATTAATAATAACGGAACAATCCGCACTATGGTGCGTGTTGACAGCAACGAACGTATTGGTCTAGGCCCTAACAATTTTGCTCCTCAAGAAACAGTAGATGTTAACGGAACATTACTAGTCAACGGTATTTCCAAATTTACCAACGATGAAGCATCTTTAAGCCCCACCACTGGAGCAGTAGTTGTAACAGGTGGTGTAGGTGTTTCGGGCACAGTTAATATTGGTGGCGACTTAGTAGTTGCTGAAGATCAAGACATCATAATTGGTGGAGCAATAGTTCCTAATTTTGACCTTGGTGCAGATATAGGAACAACAGAAAAACGCTTTAATAGAATTATTGCCAGTAGAATGGATGCAAGTTTTTATGGATCCTTAGTGGGTAGTGTTACAGGCAACGTTTCAGGTTCTGCAAGTAAACTTGCAAGTTCAACAGTGTTTGAATTAACTGGAGACGTGGTTAGTAGTCAAGTAGAGTTTGACGGACAGAGAGGAATTCCGACACTATCAACTTTAACAGCATCGGGAAATGGCACGACGGCAACATTGACGTTTGCCCCTCAGACAGTACCTCCATATCCTATAGGGTCTACAATAACAGTTTCAAATATTGTTCCTATTGCATATAGAGGAACATTCGTTGTAACAGGAGCCACAGTAACTAGTGTAAGTTTTGCAAGTACAGTAACTGGTGACCAAACAACAGTTGGTAGCATTCAAAGTTTAGAGCCTTTGGGCAATAGAAAAAGATTTTTTACAAGATTAAGTGATACGTTCATTGCAGATAAACCTCAAGTATCATCGATTGCTGAAAACGATGAATTTGTAGTAAGCAGGGGTGTAGAAGGTCTTAAGAAGATTAAAAAATCAGATTTGTTTACTGCGATTCCAGGAATACCTGTAGCAAGTATTATTCCCTACGGTGGTCCAACTGCACCAGCAGGGTGGTTACTATGTGACGGATCGGAAGTTCAAACATCTGAGTATTCAGAATTATTTGATGTTATCAAATATACCTACGGTGATTCAGCAACATTATTAGGTCTAGGTACATTTAGACTACCGGATCTGCGTGGACGTTTCCCACTAGGTGTTGATAACATGAACAACGGTCTTCGTGTGCCTCAAGGACCAGGTAGTGGTCCAGGATGGGATCCTACCGTTGAAATTGAAACTATCGGCGCAAGTGCAAATCGTGTAACAGATCCTAAAGCAGATATTAATCAAGCAAATCCTTATCAAGCACGACCAGGCGGCGGTAATCAGGAAATTACATTACAAAAGACTAATCTTCCGGATCACGAGCACGATCTACGAGGTAATGCAGGTAACCCATACTTTGCTTATAGAAATGCTCCAGGTTCACCTTCAGATACAGATGCTGTTCCGGGCACAGGTAATCCTCCAGATGATGCAAATCTAGGACAGTATCTAGGCAATTCAGGCGGTATCTTAACAGATCCTCCAGGCACATTTAGCCAGACAGCAGTTAACATATTGAACCCGTTCATGGCTTTAAACTTTATTATCTACACTGGAGCGTAAACGGAAATGACATATACTATTAATAAAACAGATGGCAATGAATTAACAAAGATTCCAGATGGTACGTTGGATACTTCTGCTACTGCGCTTACATTGATCGGTAGAAATTCAGTAGGATTTGGAGAAGCATTCAATGAAAATTTTGTAAAATTACTAGAAAATTTTGCTTCTACTACTGCACCTGAAAATGCAATTAAAGGTCAAATTTGGTTCGACACACAAACTAATAGACTTAATGTGTTTGATGGAAATATATTTAGAGCATCCGGTGGCCCGCAAGTTAGTCCGAGAGTTCCAGACCCGTTGACCACGGGCGATCTGTGGATAAACAATGAAACAAATCAAATGTACATGTATGACGGTACAGATTTGATTTTAGTAGGACCAATATACACAGCACAACAAGGCGTAACTGGATTTAAAATAGATACAGTTATAGACATAGACGGAGTAAGTCATAGTATTTGCCAGTTATTTGTTAAAAATGTGCTATTAGGTATCTTTAGTAGTACAGCATTTTTTCCTAAACTACCTATTCCAGGTTACGGTACAGTAGACAAACCAGTAAAAATAGGATTTAATGCCGCAACTCTAGCAAATTTAAAATTTGATGTTACAGTTACAAGAAGCGAAAGTATTTTGCTCGAGGACGGTGTAACATCAAAAACTGCATCTGAACTAGTTTTTAACAACGAAGAAAATACATTTACAGAACGAGTATTCATTCAGAACAATGACGGACTAGACATTGGTACAGCCAGCCAGGCAAGACAATATATATCGTCAAATGATTTAATAATCGAAAATCAAATTGAAAATAAATCAATTCTACTAAAAGTTAAATCAGGATCCACTACAGTTTCTGGAATTACTATTGCTGGAAACGGACAACGTGTTGGAATTTTCAATGAAACACCTACATCAACGCTAGATATAACCGGCGATTTAAAAGTATCTGGTGATATATTTGTCGGCGGTGCAACAACTACTTTAAACACATCAGTACTTGAAGTAGAAGATAAAAATATCACACTAGGAAAAACAGATTTCCCTACAAACTTAACTGCCGCAGGCGGCGGCATCACACTCAAAGGCTCCACTGATAAAACAATCGTTTATAACAATGTCAGTAATAGTTGGGATCTTTCAGAAAACTTAAAACTAGCATCTGGAAAAACATTTTCTATAGGTAACGATGAAATCATTGCTCCCAATGGATTAGGTCAATATACGCTAGGTACAACAGTTATCACCTCTAGTTTAGTCAGTGTTGGCAATTTAATTTCCTTACAAATGGCTGGCACCGGCACCAGCGGCCTAAATTTACAAGACGGCACAATCAGTCTAGCAAGTGGTAATATTGGGCTTAACCCTGTTGCTGGCGCAGTTACAGTAAATGGTAAAAAGATTATAGATTTGCCTCTACCAACTAATTTGCAAGATGCTACTAACAAACAGTATGTGGACGATGCAGTATTTGCTCGAGGTATTGCATTTAGTATGGATATCACCGGGCTAGATAATACCGAGATTGCCGCTATTCTTGATGACATTGCACCTTTTTACAATCCCAATGGTACTCTTGCTGAACAGCAGGGTATTGCAATTAACGGAACAATTTTACGTCTACACGGAACAGCAACAACTGCAACTTCTGCAGATTTAGACTATAGTCCAAACGTAGGCGATGAGTTTAGTACAGTGGATATTAGCAGTGCTTTAGGTCAGCCTCCCGGCACTACTGCCGCAGTAACAGATATTGTCACAGGGCAGACAATTCTAGCACCAGCATTAACAGTAATAGTTACCCGTCAAAACAAGAAGTTTACAATGACCAGTGGAAATTGGGCATTTACTGAGGATTTAGCGTAATGTTGGGCGAGCGAGCGTATTCCAAAATATACGATAAATAAAATTATACCAGGGGTGAATATATATGTCTTATGTTATTAATAGATTTGACGGGCAAGCAATTAGTACTATCGAAGACGGTACTGTAGATCAGACGCTCGATATCAAACTTATTGGTAAGAATTACGCTGGCTACGGCGAACTTCAAAACGAAAATTTCTTACACATGCTGGAAAATTTTGCCAGTAGTAGTCCGCCGCCTAGAGCAATTCGCGGCCAACTATGGTACGATGTTCCTTCTAAAAAAATCAAGTTTTATACAGGAGAAGCACCAGGCGGTGTTAAAGTGTTTAAAACAGCCGGCGGCGTAGAATACGGTACAACTGCGCCCTTGGGTGCCACAGAAGGAGACCAATGGTTCGATTCTGGACTAAATCAATTAAAAATTAGGACTGCTTCCGACTGGTTAGTAGTTGGTCCGCAAACAGCAGGCGCTGGTACTACTCAGTTAGTATCACGTCAAGTAAGAGGTACCGATGCTAACTTATATTCTATCATTGCCGCTACTATTGGCGGTACTGGAATTGAAGAAGTAACTTATATTATTTCTAAAGCAGAGTTTACTCTTGATAATACAACCAACCCTATTGCAGGTTATAGTGTTATTAAGAAAGGCATGACACTGCCTAACACAGTCAGCGTATTAACAGAAGGTCAACAAGTTACTAGTAGTGCTCACAGATTTTGGGGCATTTCTGCGGCTGCTCAAGGCATCGTAGACAGTCTAGGCAACTTTGTTTCTGGAGCAAAACTAAAAGAAATTTCAGAAGGTACTAATAATACATTAGTTAACTTCTCATCTGACGACGGATTAACAGTTGGATTAGGCCAAGACCTGGCAGTGTATATTGATCCAGACGATCAACAAACACCGGTGTATGAAAATCAATCCGGCCCAAAATTAATTTTCCGTGCAAGACAAGCCGGCATACCAAAAGATATTGCAGTTATCGATGCAACAACATTAAGTCTTTCCCCAGGATCTGACAGCACTTTCTTCTTAGGAACAAATTCTAAGAAATGGGCTAATATTTACTCAAACACATTTACAGGTACAGCCACTCAAGCGGCAACATTACAAGTGGGTGTGGATTTATTTAATAATCCAGTATTCCGTCAAGCAAGTACTGCGGCAACTGCAAATACAGTGGCTTGTCGTGATAGTTCAGGAAATATTACTGCTACTATCTTTAACGGTACAGCAACAACAGCACGTTACGCTGACTTAGCAGAAAAATATCTTGCTGATGCTGAATACGAAGCAGGAACCGTCGTGTGTATTGGCGGAGAAAAGGAAGTTACTGCTGTTAAATTTGGAGAACGTGCAATTGGTGTAGTTTCTACTGCACCTGCATATATGATGAATAGCGAATTAGAAGGCGGAACTTATGTTGCTTTAAAAGGTCGTGTTCCATGTAAAGTTATTGGCGCAGTACGAAAAGGACAACGTTTAGTAGCATCGGACAATGGATCTGCTATTGCTGCCGGATTTCACCAGCACACAGATGTTTTTGGAGTTGCGTTAGAATCTAGCGATGACGTTGGCATCAAAAAAATAGAAGTATTAGTATTATAATGATATATAATAGACAAGGTTAAAAGGAAGAATTATGGCAGTCGGTGATTTAATTACAGCAACAAGATATAATAACCTACAGAGTAGGATTAATGTTATCATGGGTACAGGCTCTGGTAACAGCGGATACGGACAGGCTTTGGTCAGTGCCCAAGTTGCAGTGGGCAGTAACGTAGACCTTATCAGAGTGTTGAATTTACGCACAGATATGATCAAGGCTCGACAGCACCAAACTGCTAATAACGAAGCACCGAGTCCGGGTACAGGAGCATTTCCGTTAGTTACTACCGCAGACCAAGTTACTGATGCGTTTGCAGCCAACCTTGAAAGTCAAATGACTACCATAGAGACTAACAAATTGTCTCTAGGTGCTGGCGGCACACTGGGAAATCAGTTCACAGATACCAGTGATGCCAATACTAGTCAACGTACTGCAAGTTGGAACGGGTTGTTAACGCACAACGTTACTGTGGCTTTTGGTAGTCAAAACGCAGCCCGCTTTTACTTCAACAGTGGCGGAGACATTCGCTTTCGTGTTACACTAACAGGCGGTACTAGCGATACTGGTGTTAACCAAATTTTCACAGATTGGTCTACGATGTTTTCTACTATGGGTACTATTACTATGAATCATAATGGTACAACCAGATCAGGCTCGGCAGGAACTGCGCAGGCAATTGGTTTTTACCAATTAACAACAAGTAATCAAGAAATTTTCCGACGTGTTGGTTCTGGTAACTATGCTACTAACACATACATCATTAATGCACGTACAGACAATGCCGGTAACGTATTTTTTAATATTCAATTCAACGACAATAAAGGTGGTAATCCAAATTTCGACGAAGTTGTCACTGGTACACTAACAAGTCGTTTAGATATTCGCCGTGCAACAGGCTCAAACGTGCAGGTAAATTCACCAACTTTAACTACAACAACCGCTATTACCTAATATTTTTCTTGACATCTGTCTCCTAGTGCTATATAATACACAGTATAGCCTAGGAGATTTTTAATGGATGAACGCTTATCCAAAGCATTAGAGTTTGCCAATTACAGTGTAACACTTAATAACCAAAGGCGGGCTCTTAAAGAAAAGTATTTGGCTGACATCATTTACTACCACAACGGCGGATGCTTTGCTGTCAACAAAGAACTAATCAATTTTGTTAAACTACTTGTAGATACCGGTAACGACACTGGAGTCATTTTAATCGACGATAATGATGTTCCTGTAGAAATTTCAAATCTTAATGACTTTTTTGAAACTGTCATGAACAAGTTCTTTACAGCCAACAACGAATACTATACAGAATATCAAAAACTACGTAAGCAACGCAGTGTAGAGGGCATCACTCAATGAGTAGAGGTTGTTTAATCTACGCCTTTAACAACGAGGAAATAGATTACATCACAATGGCCAAAGAGGCTGCTCGAAGAGTTAAGACGCACTTAGGTGTACCTGTCTGTCTAGTGACCGATTCTTCTACACAAGTTGATAAAGTTGACCCCGACAGGATTTATTTTGACACAGTAATCGATGTGTGGCAAGATCCTTCTTTAAAATCCACAGCAGAACTTTTAAATATTCGAAATATTAGACAGTTTTCTGACGGTACACTTGCTCACAAGAAAAGTAATTTTAAAAATAGTCTACGTACTAAGACATACGAACTCACGCCCTACGATGAAACACTAGTCATTGATAGCGATTACTTCCTAGCCAATGATATTCTAAAGAACTGTTGGGAACAGGAGCAGGACTTTTTAATTTATAAAGAAGGTTACGATCTTGCAGGGTATCGACATCATGCAGAATTTGAAAAGGTCAGTGACTATACTGTAGATTTTTATTGGGCAACTGCTTTTTGGTTTCGTAAAAGCGAACTAACAGAAACATTCTTCAACTTAGTAGATCATGTGCGAGATAATTGGGATTACTACAAACTAGTTTATCAGTTCGCCAGTCATATGTATCGAAACGACCATGCATTTAGTATTGCACTACACATTATCAACGGCTATACCGGCGAACAATGGCAAGGAAAAATGCCAGGACGTATGGTGTTTACTTTAGATAAAGATGTATTAGTTAGCATGGATGATTCAGGCTTCCGTATACTGCTTGAAAAACAAAATCGTCAAGGCGAATATACACTTATGAAAACTAAAGACGTTAGTGTACATCTAATGAACAAGTTTAGTTTACATCGGGTAATGAAAGGACAAGCCAATGACTAAAGGTTACGTAGTCCTAGCACAAAATACTGACACAATCGATTATATTAGACAAGCCTATGCACTAGCATTAAGTTTAAAACTGAGTCAACGTTCAGTGTCCAACATATCCATTATTACAGACGATGTAGTTCCGGAAGAGTATAAGTCTGTATTTGAAAACATTATTCCTATTCCCTGGGGAGATGCCGCAGTTAATAGTAGATTCAAAGTTGAGAATCGTTGGAAGATTTATCACGCAAGTCCTTATGATCAAACAGTTGTATTAGACACTGATATGCTAATCTTAGACGACTTGAATAGTTTTTGGGATACCTTTGAGCACTACGATGTATATTACACAGGAAAAGTGTTAGACTATCGTAATAAAACAGTGACCAGTGATTATTATCGTAAAGCATTTACTGCTAATCAGTTACCTAATCTATATTCAGGTTTACATTATTTCAAGAAAAGTGATTTTGCCAAGGAGTTCTATTCGTGGGTTGAAGTTATTACCAACAACTGGGAACTATTTTACGGTAAATTTGTTAGCGAACATTACCCAGATAGAGCCAGCATGGACATTACAGCCGCACTTGCCGCAAAAGTAATGGATGTTACTGAACAGGTTACTAACACACAACATGATCCTGTGACATTTATACATATGAAAAGCCGCATACAAGGTTGGTCTCAGCCTACAGACAGTTGGATGCAAAGTGTTGCAGTGTATTTCGACGACTTGTGTAAATTAAAAATTGCCAATTACCAACAACAGGGCGTTTTCCATTATACTGAAAAAGATTTCTTAACAGATAAAATAGTTTCAAAATTGGAGACACTATGTCTGAGATGACTTTAGAGCAACTTATCGCGTTTCAAGAAGAACTTAGTAAGCCTAGTAACAACTATGTTTATTTTAATCCAGAGACTGGTGAGATTAAACATATTTCTAACTATTTGATACCGGGCGAATCAAATTATATTCAAGTTAATAACGCTGAACTTGCTGATATACGATCTAATAAAGATAGTCCAGCAGATTATCATGTAGTTATGGATTTTAAAACCAATGAATACATTATGCAAAATATTGCTGATGGGGATGTTCGTAGTTTTAACTGGAATGACGAAGTGTATCAAATGCCCAACACAGGAGAAGCAAGCGTTAAGTTAGTTCAAAACACTGCTGATGGTACATGGACACTAACAATTAGCGAGCAAATAACAAGTGTCTTTTCAGGTCAATCGCATCATGTCAATTATAATTTGGCATTCTATGCTACTAAACCCGATGACGTCAACGTATTATATGGAATATTAAAATTCAGAATACTTGATCTATTAACAACAGGTACATTTACAATCAAACATGAGTCAGCACTAGTTCCAACTAGTGTATACTGCCGCAGAATGTTTGACAGTTACGCACATATACAATTATGAAAATAAGAATAGCAGAACAAGATATCATTTACCTCAGTTACGATGAACCAAACGCTGAGAAGAATTACGCAGACTTGTGTAGCAAAATACCTTGGGCCAAACGAGTCCACGGAGTTAAAGGTAGCGATGCCGCACACAAAGCCTGTGCCAACTTGAGTGAAACAGAATACTTTGTCACCGTGGATGGTGATAACATTGTTGACCCAGAGTTTATCAATGTTGAAATTGATTTAGATGAATTAGGATTAACCACAGACCATGTGTTTAGTTGGTGTGGTAAAGTCAATGTTAACAGTTTAATGTACGGTAATGGCGGTCTTAAATTATGGACACGTAAGTTTGTCAACAACATGCGTACACATGAAAATTCGGATCCAAGCGACACTAAAGGTCTTGTTGAATTTTGTTTTGATGACAGATACTATCAGTTTAACGAAAATTATTCTACCAGTATAATTAATGCAAGTCCATTCCAAGCATTCCGTGCAGGCTTCCGTGAAGGTGTAAAGATGAGTTTAGATCAAGGAGCCAAAGTTAGCAGTATTAAAGACATTTGGTGGCAAAATTATCAGCGTCTTCTTATTTGGTGCAGTGTTGGCAGTGACTTAGAAAATGGTGACTGGGCAATATATGGGGCCCGCGAAGGATGCTATTTGACCAACTGTACCGATTGGGACTATGCTAATGTACGCGACTTTGAATATCTAACCACACAGTGGGAAGAAAAATATAGTAAAGTTACTGAAAAAATGTTACCATATGAGATTATGGGATTAGGTGAAACGCTTAAACACGAATTAGGTTTAGAAATTTCTGCGTTAGATAAAGAAGGTAGTAAGTTTTTTAAAAGTGTCTATATGAATACACCTAGAATAATTAGGAGAAAATAATGGTAAGTAAAATTGATTTTTATCCTAGTGTAAAAGCCGCATTGGATCAAGTTGGTCCAGGTATGTGCTTGGCTAAATGGAATCAAGTGACTATTCATTTAGCCACAGGGCATACACATAGTTGTCATCATCCTAACACGCATAAAATTCCATTACAAGAAATTGCCGCAGACCCGAGCGCACTACATAATACTATTTTTAAAAAACAACAACGTCAGCGTATGCTTGACGGCGATAGACCTGAAGAGTGTGGCTACTGTTGGAATGTAGAAGATAATGTCAAAGAGGCAAACATTTTCAGTGATCGTGTTGCTAAGAGTGCTGAGAAGTGGAGTCAGAACTTAGATGAAGTACTTGAAGTAGGCGCAGGAAATTTTAATCCTACGTATGTTGAAGTTAGTTTTAGCAACGTCTGTAATTTTAAATGTAGTTATTGCAGTCCTGAAGTATCCAGCAAGTGGATGGAGGAAATTGAACAACATGGTGCTTATCCAACTAGCAACAAGTTCAATAATATTGATTGGTTAAAGAGCATTGATAAGATGCCAATACCGCACAAGGATTACAATCCGTATGTTAATGCCTTTTGGCATTGGTGGCCAGAGTTATATAAGTCTTTAAAAGTATTTCGTATTACCGGCGGCGAACCTTTGTTAAGTAAAGATACATTTAAAGTTCTTGACTATGTGATTGAGAATCCTAATCCTGATCTTGAACTAATGATCAACAGTAATCTTTGCATCCCGGATGAACTATTTAAAAAGTTTGTTGAAAAGATGAAACGCATTCAAGGCGAAGGAATGATTAAAGACTTTACCTTGTTTACCAGTGCCGAAGCACATGGAAAACGTGCAGAGTATATACGCAACGGGCTTGACTACAATAAATGGTTGGATAACTGCTACACTTTTATGCGCGAAGTTCCTAACGGTAGACTAGGCATTATGAGTACTTATAATATTTTAAGTGTCACTAGTTACATGCCGTTTATGAAAGATTTGCTAGAATTAAACAATACATTTAATCACTACCAAAATCGTGTTCATCCACTAATTTTTGATATTCCGTATCTACGTTATCCAGAACACTTGAGTATGACTATACTTACTCCAGACTATCTTGAAAAGGTAGAAGAGCAAGTGACATTCATGTATCAAAATCGTCAAACAGCCAACTGGCAACCACTTGCTGGTAATGGGTTTTATGATTGGGAAGTAGAAAAACTACAACGAGTGTATCACCTTTTGGAAAGTACATTCAAAGTTGAGGAGCATCTACAGCAGAGTACTGTAAATAAACGCAAGGACTTTGTGCGCTTTGTTGATGAACATGATCGCCGCCGTGGTACGAATTTCTTAGAAACTTTTCCAGAAATGGAAGAGTTTTACAAACTTTGCAAGGCAGCATTATGAAATATATCAGTCACAGAGGAAATTTGACAGACGTCTTTCCTGACAAAGAAAATAGCCCAGAATACATCATGGCTGCAATTCGTGCTGACTTCGATGTTGAAGTTGATGTATGGTATATTGACGGTAAAATAATGTTAGGTCACGATACTCCGACCTACGAAGTTGAATTAAATTTTATAAAAAATACTAGATTTTGGTGTCACGCTAAAAATGCAGAAGCATTAGAGTTAATGTTGGCAAACAATGTACATTGTTTTTGGCACGAAAATGATCAACGTGTACTAACTAGTAAAGGGTATGTTTGGACCTATCCATACAAACAAATTATTGACAACGCTGTTGTTGTTATTTTAGATAAGGAACTTGATTATGACTATGTCTCACGAGCAATTGCAGTATGTGGCGACTATGTTCAATCCTGGCGTCAATAAAGTTGCTATTTGCTTTAGCGGACAACTAAGAACATGGCGTAAATGTAAGGATACCTGGATTCATATCTTAGAGCACGGTGGCACTAGAGATAACATAGATGTCTTTTGCCACATCTGGGATTTTAATACTATACCGAATAGTGTTTCAGATGTAAACAAACCACCAGTATCAGTAGCAGATAGTGAAATTCAAGACATCATCGACACACTGAAACCTAAAAAGTTTTTAGTAGAGTCTTATAAAGAGTTCCCTGCATTTAATGAAACACAGGCAATTACACACGGACCATTCGTCAGTCAGTTTTATGGAATTATGCGAGCCGCAAATCTTAAACGCCAATACGAAATTGAAAACGACTTGCAATATAAAGCAGTTGTTCGCGCAAGGTATGACGCATTTTATACTCATAACATGACAGAGTTTTATAGAAATATATCTCCCATGACCATGCACGGGTTTCACATGGGATGGACTCCTACAGAATTCAAAGGACGTATGGGTGATATATTTTGGATCTCAGATAGCGATACATACGACCTAATTTCTGATTACTATATTAATTTAGGGTATATTGATAAAAAATGGTTTACTAATCCTGGACAAACAACATTTACACCAGAGTTTGTTTTCTTCCATTACTTAAAGAAAAATAATATTCGGTTGCAAAATAATCATTGGGATGTTAAACTGTTTAGACAAAGTGCAGAATTAAGTTGCGCAAAAAAGGAGGGCGGCTTTGAAGTCTGGTAAAGTTGCAATATGTATTAGCGGTCAACTTCGCACTGGCATTCTCAGCCACGATGTTTTCCGTAGATTTTTTGGCAGTCTAGACAATTATGATATTTTCTATCATACATGGACATTGAAACCGGATGTTAGTTTGAAATTGCAATCCTTGTATAATCCAAAGAGATTCATAGAAGAGCCTTCTATTGATGTAGACGAAGTTGGCAATTTTGGAAGTATGCTTTATAGCATAATGATGGCTAATGAATTAAAGAAACAACACGAGATTGAAAATAATTTTAGATATGATCTTGTTATTAAAACTAGATTTGATTTAATTTTTCATGAACATTCGAGTTTTCCAGTAACACCCATACTTCCAAGAACAATATATAGTGCCGGTGGCAATGTAGGCATTAACAATACAGATTACGAACATCATGGTATTAGTGATTTAATTTTCTGGGGTGACAGTCAAAGTATGGATATTGCTTGTAATACTTTTAGATATTACAAATATACAGCATTGTATAATGACATCTTTTTAAAAGAAGGTGTTAAAATGGATGTCAGCGATTATTATCTAAGTCCTGGCACAATGATATATCAAAAGACAATAGAAAAAAATATTGCACATATTAGATGGGCGCAGGGTATTAATGAAATACCTTGGAGAGAAGATGTTGCCCATTTAGACCCAACAAAAGATTACGATAAAATAAGAGATAGATATGCCAAATTTTAAAAGATTAGTTGTCAGTGGAGATAGTTGGACTTACGGTAGCGAAATCCGTGATCCGAAATTACCAGAGAGTGTTAAAGATTGGGACGAACCTAATGATGCCTATCGCTTGCCTAAAATTTGGCCTACAAAGTTAGGTAACTATCTAGGTGTAGACGATGTTGTAAATTTAAGTTACCCCGCTGCCAGCAATGATAGAATTGTTAGAAATCTTGTAGGATGGCTCACACAAGAATATCTTGCACCTAAACGAGATACTAGTGAACTTTTTGTGGTTGTAGGATTTACTAGCCCTGAACGCAAAGACTTTTACTACAGAAATATTAATAATAAATTTGAACATTTTTGGTACACATTATGGCCAATGTGGAAACATCGCTATCCTCAAGAGTCGTTGAACGAGTTTGCTGATCTGTATGCCGCTTATATGTGGAATCCAGAAGAGTATGTACATAGATATCTTCAGCAAGTATTTTATTTGCAAACATTGTTTAATAACTACGGCATCAAACATTTATTCTTCCAAGCGTTTTATCAGCGTAATGACATGCACATTCGTCAGTGGACCGACGATCCTTACAATAGACACTATCAAGGTCAGCCCGACGAGATGGTATGGAACATGATTGATCCTGTGCGATTTATGCACAAGGATGATAAGATTCATAGTTTCCACAATTATATTGTTAATAAAGATACCAGTCCCGGACAAAAGGATAGTATTCTAAATATGCATCCGAGTGAATTAGGTCATACTTGGTGGGCGGATCACATGTATGAGTACGGCAAGGAAAATAAACTATGGTAAAAACAGTTGCAATTTGTGGCGACAGTTTTGCTTGTGGCTCAGGTATAGACACCGAGTATTGCTTTGAAAAAAGTTTTGGAAGTTTAGTGGCTGAATCACTGAATGCATCTTATAAGATTTATGCAAGAAGCGGTTGCTGTAATTATATTATCTATTTGCAAGTTCAGCAGGTAATACAAGAATACAAACATAAAGATAAGCCGTTGGTATTAATATCAACAACTAACCATAGTAGATTTACTTTTCCATCGGACCATGTCACTAAAGCCTATAATAACTATACATTAGCAGATGTTGAATATCATCTACACGAGCCTTACTGCGAACGTGATGGTTGGTATCGTAGAGAAATA